CATGTACAATTCCATTTCAAGACTGGTCACCTGATGATATCAAACATCTACCTTTCCCTATAAAATGGGCAAGAGGCCAAGCTGAAATCGGAGATGAGTCTCTTTTCTCTGATTTTTCCAAACAACCTTTTTACCATTGGCAAGTCGTGTTCAATACTACTTGGTGCACTCTAAATCAATTAAAAAATGTACTCCCGAAATCAACGTACCTTAAACCTTCTGGATCAATCTCCGTCGATCAGTATGTCTGGAAGGACGACACTCGTGATCCTACAGTGGATAGATTCGAGATCGGACGTAGAGTCAGCCCCGGGCAGGTACATACCGATTGGGACCAGACCTGGAACCATGCTGTCGCCGGGGAATACTTATCAATACCTGCGAACATCCGTATTAGGTACTGGAATACATTTCACAGCATTAACCGATTTTACCTACGCCCATCCTCGGCGCTCGAACAGGTCACCCTTCTCTACGGAGCATCTGATGTCGGCAAGAGCCGCATGGCTCGTACACTCGCAGGAAGGGACTCCTACTCTAAGAAGCCAACTACTCGATTTTGGGACGGTTACCGACAGCAGCCTAACGTTCGTATTGAGGAATTTCGGGGGGGTTGTGATGTTTCTGACATACTGCGATGGCTCGATTGTGATAGTATCGGCGTCGAATGTAAGTTTGGGGAGGTGGCTTTCAGTAGCAAGCGTATCTGGATTACTAGCAACTTGGCTCCAGACCTATGGTATCCTGGTATTGACTTGGAAACAAAAGAAGCAATCATGTCCAGAATGCGCATATTCAAGCTTACTTACGAAACGTGCAGAGAACAATACTGGTGTAGAAGGCACCGTATCCTCGAATACTTCTCAGAAGAGTGCAAGTCCGAGTTTATGCCATATAGGCTCCGCCGATTTGATTTGATAAATCCTAACCCTAACCCTAGCCCTAACCCTAAGCTGCATGTAACTGAAACAGTATTATCAGATGTTAAATAAATGTTTATTTGGTTTTACATAAGGTTACGTCCATTGAAAGTAATTTGGCCTCTAACCTGACAAACGTCAGGAGTAGAACCTGGTGCATAAGAATAATCATCGGCTACAATCATGAGATAACGAGTTAAATGATTATTGATCAATGGATCGAATGTAATAATTTGGTCCGCAGAGGCCGGTAACACATCTTCTCTTGTTTGAGTGATGAAACTCATGGGACGCTTCGGTTTGTATCTAAAAGTGGACATCCACTGTCGACTGCCAGGTACGAGCGCAGCCGATGTGGAAGGGGAAGGTCGGACAGTATGAAATCTAGATTTATGATACGGAATAGTAGTAAAATTAACTTGGGCATCAGTAATATAATTCCAGTCGCCTTCATCAGCAATAAAATTGAACTGACGATCCTTCCACAATAAAGTAGAAGCAGGACTGTACCCAGCCCCAGTAGTAGGATCCGTTGTCGCCCATTGGGGTCTTGGGTTTCCGTTATGATCGTTCGTTAAGTAGGAGACATTATTCCGATAGTAAAATTCCATCAATCGAACTTTAAATGTGTTCCCATTAAATTGACTTGAAGAACCAACATTATTGTTGAAATTCAATTTGACAGTAAGAGATTCGACAAATGCTTTGATTATATCTTGCGGTAGTGTGAGAACTGTACCAGTACTAGATTGTGTCGCCATTTGCTGTACACCGTATGCTATAACCTCGGTTAAATTAATAAAAATTGGTTTTCCCATGTACACGTTCGTGAGAGTATCATTCGCAGTTCCTTCTCCAAGAATTTGATAGTGATAGGTACTAAGCTTAGCCGCGCATCTAACTGCACACCTTGTGAACCTTCGACTAGCTCTAGTCTTCATTGAATTAATACCGCGCCGGCCACTTCCCTTTCTGCGTCCACGATAGCCTTTTCTTCGACGGATAAACATAAGATCCTGAGAATTTACGTTTGAGGTAATTGGTTACTTCGTTCTTCACAATGTCAGGCAATACACTAGATGCTATTGCTAATGGTCCGCGGGTAGCTGCTCTAAATTGGTTACGTCCGTACCAGTTTAATGCCTTTCTAAATGTATTAGTGGGTCGGTAGGATCGACGAGACCTACGATACCTGAGAAACGTATTAGGTAATAAGGGAATTAATTTAGCTGCTCTAAACCGCCTACGGTAAGAGTATCGTTTTTTGTATGCCATGAAGACATGACTGTACAGGGCAGGTATTTATACCTGTGGGGGGTCGGGGTCGCTGCTGGAGTAAAATAACATTAGCAGCGACCTTTTTCTAGACCATGCGGTTCAGATACTGGGGACCATGTACAATTCCATTTCAAGACTGGTCACCTGATGATATCAAACATCTACCTTTCCCTATAAAATGGGCAAGAGGCCAAGCTGAAATCGGAGATGAGTC